CTCTATAACTTCGTAATATCCATCAGGGAGTTATACGTGGTGATGTAGTCTACACCCGTGAGAATTGGAACAACTACACCGATTCTCTATGCAAGCGTGGTGAGATTACGAATCGTCAGTATAACACCTGGACGAACCCTTTCTGATTACTTAAGACACACACTAGTTAATTACACTTTCTCCTCTTAATCATGTCCAAGTCTGTGATGCTTTCTCTGCTGGCTCAAGGTAACACTGGCAGTGAGATTCTTTCGATTCTCGATGCACTCGTTGCTGATAATGTTACTGAGGTTGCTGATAGCACCTATCTGCCAATCCTGGGGCAGAGTATTCCTACTCTCGAAGAGATTGCCTTCTAATGTGATACTAACCGTGGGGGCAGTTATTGACACTCTGCCCCCTTATGTGTTAAAATTGAATATACCGTGAAGAGCAGTGATTGATGCGGTTGGTTTATATCGGCGCGGCGGCGTTATAAAAAACCCAAACTACCCTAACCTACAGAGGTGACAAAACGCGAAGGTTATATCAGTTTCAAAAAAATTTTCCGGAGGGAAATCAGAAACTATATAAGGTGGCGCGAGAAAAAATCCCCCCAAAATTTTTTATGGAAAAGGTATTTCACATATACGCGAAAGATAAGTGTTTGTTCCATTCTCTGAAGGAAGAGGAGTTTCATGTTACGTGGGACACTCTCAATAAACTGGTAGGGTTAATGAAAACCGAATATTCAGAAGAGGATTTAAGTTTCATAGAACTAACCAATTCAAGAGAAGTAAGATTAAATTCGTCCCATTGACAAACGCTATATACACTGTTAAAATTGAACTGAAAGTTATTTCGACTTATGGCAAAAGGATTTACTGTAAAAGCAAATGTTCCCAAGAAGCAAACGGAGAGTGATTGGGACATTGATGCAATCAAAGAAAGAATGCGAGGGAAGAGTATTGTCTTCTGCCTTCCAGGTCGCGGATGTTCTTTCATTTTTCTGAAGAACTTTGTACAACTGTGCTTTGATATGGTACAGAATGGTATGAGTATTCAGATTAGTCAAGATTACTCTTCCATGGTAAACTTTGCACGTTGCAAGTGTCTTGGTGCAAATGTTCTCCGTGGTCCCAAACAAATTCCCTGGGATGGTAAACTGAAGTATGATTATCAACTTTGGATTGACTCTGATATCGTCTTTGACACTAACAAGTTCTGGCAACTCTGTGATCTAGCACTCTCTGAAGATGGCACCGAACGCGAAGTAGTTGCTGGGTGGTATGCTACAGAAGATGGTCACACAACCTCTGTCGCACACTGGTTAGAAGAAGATGACTTCCGTAAGAACGGTGGTGTGATGAATCATGAAACCGTTGATTCTATCTCAAAGCGTAGAAAGCCCTTCACAGTTGACTACACTGGTTTTGGTTGGGTACTGATCAAGCACGGTGTCTTTGAGAATCTTGAGTATCCTTGGTTTGCTCCGAAGATGCAAGTCTTTGAATCTGGCAGTGTTCAGGATATGTGTGGTGAAGACGTTTCATTCTGTCTTGATGCTAAAGAGCAAGGTTTTGATATCTGGTGCGATCCTCGGATTAGAGTCGGACACGAAAAAACTCGCATTATCTGATGCAAGAGAAATGTTACAATGTCCTTTATGAAGGGCGCAAGATATATACAAATATCACCATGGAAGAGTGTACAGAGATTCTTCAAAGTATCGCTGACAACTTCTATGGTGGCGATCCCATCAACCCAGAACTAATTGAATTGGAGGAAATCTAATGGCTAAAGGCGGATCAAATAAAACTGTGTTTGAACCTGGAGCACCCAAGAAAACTCGTCAAGGGCGAAGTGCTCGTACACTCCTTTCAGCGACTTCTCGTAATGGTAAGAAGAAGCGTTATAGAGGTCAGGGTAAATAATAGTATAATTCTAAATCAATAATGGCTGCTCTTATCTGCAACTTACCTTCCGTAGAAGTATGGGTGCGTAAGGAATATCTAACAGATCATCAAAGTGGTCATGGAGAATTTGTAAAAGGCGTTTGGGTGTCGTGTAAATCGATGCCTGGACGCGCTTTTTATTTTGAGACATACTTACCAGAGTATGCTGCAATGTACGATAAATTGCCCATCAGCGCCTTCGTAAGCGCCCCGGAGACCCCCTCTCCTGACATGAACCTACCTAACCTCCAATTCTGGAATTGTATGGATTATGGGGTCGTATCGATTCACAAGCAATTTATTGGAAGTATGGACTTTGAGTGCTATACTCGTGATCATGGTATTCAAAAAGGCACTTACATTTGCACAATTGACAACTATCATCAAGATGCTGATGTCATTGATTATGCAACAAGTGAAAATCCTGCTGAACATAAGTCTCATAATCTAATTGAGTTGAATAATGGACAATATGCACTCTATCCAAACAACCGATTACGCATCTTTGACAACAGTTTGACCCCTGTTGACCCCAAACAACCCGATTTTAAAGTCTCTACACAGTATTATTCGGTTGAAAATGGGTTTGAACGTCTTGGAATGGGTCGTGAGGACGAATATTTTTGGAAAACTGCTAAAGAAAGGGATAGCAACCCCTTAAAAAGTTCTGATTTACCAAAATCAGGAGAGCAAAATGGACAAAAAGATGCTTCGTGAGATCGCAAACGACGATCTTACTCCAAAAAAACATGATTTTTTCCATCAAAACGAAATTCATGAAAAAATTCGCAATGATGAAGACTATGATGACTGGGAATATGGAACGGAACCTCTTTTCGAAGTCAAAGATCGTGAATAAATAAGATAGATTTATAATACGCAATGCCTCTAGAAAGGGTAAGCCAAGGATTTAAGGATATTAGCATGACTTTTCAGAGCAGCCCTCTGAATAGTGACCTTTTGGCACTCAAAAATGAAAACGCAATTGCAAGATCCATTCGAAACATTGTGTTTACCCTTCCTGGAGAGAAATTTTTTGATGAAACCTTTGGATCTACAATATCAAGAACCTTATTTGAAAACGTAGACACTATTAATGCGGCATCAATTACTGACCAAATTAGACAATCTATTAATAGATTTGAACCAAGAGTTCAATTGATTAGTGTCAACTCTTTTCCAGACTTTGATAACAATGCATATGACGTTACGATAATCTATAGAGTAATAGGAGCAGACGTTCCTCCGCAACAATTACAGTTTGTTTTGCAACCAACAAGGTAAGATGTCATTAGTCAACTTCTCTAACCTCGATTTCGATCAGGTTAAAACCTCACTCAGAGACTATCTAAAAGAGAACTCTAACTTCACTGACTATGATTTTGAGGGATCTAACCTCTCAACAATTCTTGATGTCCTGGCATATAACACTTACATAACCTCATATAATGCAAACATGGTTGCAAATGAGGTATTCATTGATAGTGCTACGTTAAGAGAAAACGTTGTAGCACTTGCAAGAAATATTGGATACTTACCTCGCTCAAGAAAAGCAGCAACTGCTACGGTAAGTTTCTTTGTAGATACGTCAAATATATCACCAACTCCCTCGACAATTACTTTAAAAAAAGGAATTGTTGCTACAACTACTAGTTCTTTTGCTGGACAAGCATTTGTTTTTTCAATTCCAGAAGACAAGACAGTTACTATATCCGATGGAATTGCAACGTTTGACCAGATTGAAATTTACGAAGGAAACCTTCTAGAATCAAACTTCACATTCAATTCTAGAAACTTAAATCAAAGATTTATATTACCTAATACTGGAATTGACAGCGATTTAATCAAAGTTTCTGTAAAATCTACACAACAATCGACAAGTGAAGTTAAATATTCTCTTCAAGACAGTTTACTCGATGTAAATAGCGAATCCAAAGTCTTTTACTTACAAGAAATTGAAGATGAGAGATATGAACTCATTTTCGGAGACGGACTTTTTGGAAAACCACTGGAAGAAGGAAACTACATTACTGCAAGATACATCGTTTCAAATGGAGATTCTGCAAATGGTATTAATCAGTTTATTTTTGCAGGAAAACTAACTTATACAAGAAATGGTGTTGAGTATACAGTAACTTCTGGTATTTCACTGTTGACCACCGATTTAAACGCATCTGGTGGAGAAAATATAGAGTCTGTAGAATCAATTAAAAGGTTTGCCCCAAGAATATATGCCTCGCAAAACAGGGCATTGACCTCTGGAGACTATGAAATAATCATTCCATCCAAAATATATCCAGAAACTGAGTCAATATCGGTTTTTGGCGGAGAAGAATTGATTCCCCCTCAATATGGAAAAGTTTTTATAAGCATAAAACCAAGATTTGGCGACTTTTTACCAAATTTGGTCAAAGAAAACATAAAATCAAAATTAAAGCAATATGCAGTTGCTGGAATAGTTCCAGAAATTCTTGATTTGAAATACATTTACGTCGAAATTAATACAAAAATATACTACAATTCAAATGTAGCACCTTCTGCAAACTATGTCTCAAGTGTTGTCCAAAATAACACAACAAAATATGCAGAATCTACAGAATTGAACAAATATGGAGCTAGATTTAAATACAGTAAGTTTTTGAAAATAATTGACGATAGTCACGAATCAATAACTTCAAACATAACAACAGTTTCTATGAGAAGAGATCTAAGAGTCTCTTTAAATACTCCAGCAGAATATGCAATTGGGTTTGGTAATGAAATTCATATCTTGAGTATGAATGGATACAACATAAAGACCTCTGCATTTAGAGTGAGCGGCATTCAACAAGATGTTTACTTCTCTGACGTTCCAGATACTAATAGAGAAACTGGATCCTTATTCTTATTTACTCTACCTTCAGTTGCTTCAAGTGATCCAACAATATTAAGGAGAAACGTAGGAAGAATTGACTATAAAAATGGAATTATAACTTTAAATCCAACTACAATATTAGGAGGAAAAGTTAAAGACGGTCAAACAATCATTGAAATACAAGCAACACCACAGTCTAATGATGTTGTTGGATTACAGGATCTTTATTTGCAGCTAGATATTAGTAATAGTAATTTCGAAGTGATTGTTGATGACATTTCATCTGGAATTGATCCATCAGCATCAACGTATTTGGTAACCTCAAGTTATCCAAATGGCAATTTAGTGAGACCTGGTGGAAGAACCAGTGTCGCAACTGAAACAACAGTATAACTTTAAAATTAGACCCATTCATCTGGTTACTAACGCAAAATTATAAAATGGCAGAAAAAAGAGTTCAGTTTAATACCGTAGTTCAGAATCAACTCCCAGCTTATGTTAGGGATGAGTTTCCTCTTGTTTCAGAGTTCTTAAAGCAATATTATATTGCTCAAGAATTTCAAGGTGCCAGCGTAGACCTGATACAAAATATAGACAGATACGTAAAAGTTCAAGAAACAACAAACTTGAACGAATCTGTAGTTTTGAATGATTTTATTGATTTTGACGAAACAACGATTACAGTTGATATAACATCATCACCAAAAGGAACCAATGGTTTTCCAGAAACTTATGGTCTTTTAAAGATTGGCGATGAAATAATAACGTACACTGGAAAAACTGATACAACGTTCACTGGTTGTGTTCGTGGTTTTAGTGGAATATCCTCATACGAAAACTCGACAAAACAAGATGAATTGGTTTTTGAATCAACTTCATCAGACACTCACGAAAAAGGTTCGATAATAACAAACCTAAGTGTTTTATTTTTAAAAGAATTTTTAACAAAAACAAAACATCAAATATTACCTGGATTTGAAAATAGAGATCTAAGTTCAGACCTAAACCAAAATCTCTTTATAAAGCAAGCAAAAGATTTCTATTCTAGTAGAGGAACTGATGGATCTTTTGAGATTTTATTTAAAGCTTTATATGGCGAAGAAGTAAAGATTGTAAAACCAAGAGATTATCTATTAACTCCATCAAATGCCGATTATAGAGTAACTAATGATTTAGTTGTTGAAAGTGTTATTGGCGATCCTTTAGATTTAGAACTATCAACTCTTTTTCAGGATTCTTATGGTGATGATATTTCTAAAGCGTATGGACCAATATCTCATGCAGAAAAAGTAGTCACAGGAGTCGCTCAAAGTTTTTATAAACTAAGTTTAGACGCTGGTTATAACAGAGACTTAATTGTTAATGGAGCAGTTTATGGGAATTTTGTAGTTCATCCAAAAACAAGAGTAATTGGAAATGTCTCCTCTGGAACAACTTTCATTGATGTGGATTCTACTGTTGGATTTCCAAACTCGGGAGAACTTTATGTTAATTATAATGACGAAACAGTAGGCGTAGTAACCTATCATTCAAAAACTCTTACTCAATTTTTGGGAATTGGAAGCACAGGAATTTCTGGAACAATTAATGATCAAAGTAATATTGGAATTAACACATATGCATATGGGTATTCCTCGGTAGATCCAACTGAAGAAATACGTGTAAGAATTAATTCGGTTTTAAGTGAATTAAATTATCCAGTTAATACAAAGTTTTACTCCAAAGGTGACACTGGTAAAATAAAAACACTCGGTTCAGAATCAGACAATTTCTTATCAAGCAATTGGATTTTTAACACAACTCCTACTTATAAGACAGAATCAGTTTCATTAATAGACGCCTCCGACCAAACTTGGAGAGTTACTCTTACAAAAAAACATTATTTTAGAGAAGGAGATTCTTTATCAGTTATTTTTCCCGATAGTAGTGTAAAAACTGCAACATTAATTAGTGTTTCTTCTGAAAAATCATTTACAATAAAAGGACAGGGCGCACTGTCAACATTACAGTCATACAAGATAAGAAGAAATTTAAGAAAAATACAATCAACTACTTTTTCAAATATTAATTACGTTTCAGCAAACGTCCAAAACACTTATAGGGATGGAGATAAATGTTTAGTTGCTTCTTCGTCAATTCCATTTTATAATAGACAACCTCTAGAATCTGGTCTTAGAGAAGTTACTTTTTCTGGATCTTTTTCTGAAAATGAACAAGAAATTCAATTAGTTTCTAGTGGGGATCATGGATTCCAAACAGGTGATGCGGTTTATTATACTCCAGAGTTAATAACACAATCTTTCTTTGATGATGGAGGACAACTTTCATCAAGAACAGTTGTTGATAGTAGAATTCTTGAAGAGGGTCTGTACTTTGTAACTAGAATTGATCAATTAAAAGTAAAATTATCAAAAACAAGAACCGACGCATTTAATTCGAGATATGTTTCGGTTGGTTTTACCACAAGTATATCTAATAATAAATTATCCCCATATGAGTTTAGGTTCAAAACACTTGAGCAGCAGAAACTTTTAAGAGAAATATCTCCTCCCCAAAATGGAAGCGATTCAAATGATACTGTTCCAGGATATACTGGAATTTTGATAAATGGAGTTGAGATATTAAATTATAAGTCAAGAAATTCTATTTTATATGGACAAATTGATGAAATTGAAATTGCGTCTAGAGGCGAAAATTATGATGTAATTAACCCACCAAACCTACTCATAGAAGATAGTGTTGGATCAGGAGCAACTGGTCATTTTTCTGTTTCAGGATCACTTAAAGAGATAAGAATAATTGATTCTGGATTTGATTACATCAGCACTCCGGTGATTACGATAACTGGTGGCAATGGATCTGGTGCTGTTGCTGAAGCAAACATGACTCTGAAAGAGCATTCTGTCTCTTTTAATTCTGATATTGCTTCTGCACAGGTAAGTTTAGGTGCAACACAATCTACAATCGGATTCGGTACATACCATAAGTTTAAAAACGCTGAAAAAGTAATATATGATCCACAAAATCAAAAAGCAATTAGTGGAATAGTTACTAATTCAATTTATTATGTTGCTGTTGTTGGAAATACAACTGTTAAGTTGCACCCAACAGAATCTGATGCAATTTCTGGAATAAACACTGTTGTTTTATCTGATTTTGGTGAAGGAAAACACTTATTGAAGTCTTTCAATAAAAAATCTGTTGTACATTCAATCAATGTTGTTTCTCCAGGTTCTAACTACGAGAACAAAAGAAGAGTTGTTGCTAGTACAGGAATTAGCACCTCTTTAAATCAAGTAACAATATTAAATCATGGTTATTCTTCTGGAGACATTGTAAGATATGATGCATCAGTAACCCCCGTAAGTGGTCTTTCCAGCGGCACAGATTATTATTTGACAAAAGTTAATGATGACAATTTTAAATTATCTTCAGTAGGTGTTGGAACGACAAATAAAGATTTCTATTATAACACTAAACAATACATTGATTTTGCAGCAAAAGGAAGCGGATCGCACACATTTAATTACCCACCAATATCAGTTTCCATAAAAGGGGAGATCGGAATTTCTTCAATAGGAACAGAAACTTTTGAAGCGTCTATTCAACCAATCTTTAGAGGAGAAATTACTTCAATTCAACTCACAAATAAAGGAGTTGGTTATGGATCTTCAGAAGTAATAAACTTAAATAGAACTCCAATAATATCTGCACTTGCTGGAGAAAATGCACAGGTTCAACCAATTATCAACAATGGTCAAATAACTGACGTTATTGTTTTAAGTTCTGGACAAAATTATGCATCCACTCCAGATTTAGAAGTGGTTGGGGATGGTGTTGGTGCAGTTCTGACTCCGATAATCGAAAACAACACACTTTCATCAGTTGTTATAGTTCAAGGTGGATCTGGATATAGTGCTAATAAAACATCGGTAAATGTAAAAACCGCTGGCAAAGATGTTACATTCAAACCAAATTTACAAACGTGGACTATTAATCTTTTTGAGCGTCATTTTAACACATTTACTTTAGATGATGGATTTATTGATCTCCCTAGAAATGAAGATAATGGTTTACAGTATTCACATCTTTATGCTCCAAGAAAATTAAGAGAAAGTGTTTATTCTGTTGATCAATCTGGAGAAATATTATATGGCGCAAAAGATTTGCCAATAGCAAATGGAATTGAAAAATCTTCAAATTACCATTCCCCTATTATTGGTTGGGCATACGATGGTCATCCAATATATGGTCCATATGGATATTCCAGAAAATCAGGTGGAATAGTTTCTCAAATGAAGTCTGGTTATGAGTTGGAATTAAGTTCTAACAGACCACCAACTTCACATTTTCCCCTAGGATTTTTTGTTCAGGATTACGTTCATAAAAATGTTTCAGATGAAACAGTTCTTGATGAAAATAATGGAAGGTTCTGTGTTACACCAGAATATCCAAATGGGACTTATGCGTATTTTGCCACTATTGACCCACTTCAAGTTGATTCATCTGGACCTTTCTCAAACTATAAAAGACCAATTTTCCCATACTTAATAGGAAATAGTTATGAGTCTGCACCAAATGAGTTTAATTTCAAAAAATCTTCAAATCAAACCGACATCAATTTAAATCAAACTAATTGGAGAAGAAACTCAAACCCACTTAACTTAATTGATGGTGAAGTTACTTATGACTATTTGCAAATACCAAATAAATTAAGTCAAACGGTGGATGTTTCAGCAACGTCTCCTGGATATGTTGATTCTTTGGGAATTAGCACTGGTGGAAATAATTATAAAGTTAATGATAAAGTAGTTTTTGATAATACAAACACTAGAGGAAGTGGCGCATCTGCAAGAGTTTCTAGAATTCTTGGAAAATCAGTAACCAATGTAAGTGCTGCTACACGCACGATCGACAACGTAGAAATATATCCAAATTCTAATAAAGGGGATTATATTGTATTCTCAGATAATCCTCACAACTTTGTAAATAGAGATCTTATAAAAATTTCAGGTCTTTCAACAACATCATCAAAAATAGAAGGAATATACTCTGTTGGAATATCTTCAAACATTTTGCAAGTTACTGGAGTAGGTACAACTTCTTCTGGTATTGGGACAGTTGGCGCTACTGGTTTAGTAACGTATTTCAACGTCCAAGGAAACCTAACATTCCCAACAATAAGAGAAAATGACATTTACAAAATAGAATCAGAAAGAGTTAAGATATTAAATGTTGATTCTAAACTCTCCAGAATTAAAGTTCTCAGGGAGGTTGATGGAACTACTGGATCAGCATATACGGTTTCAACTCTTTTATATGAAGATTCAAGAAAATTATCAGTAGAAGTTGGATTCAATACAACTTATGATTATAAATTGAACAAACAAATTTACTTTGATCCATCTGAGTCTGTTGGTGTAGGAACAACTGCTGGACTGGGAATAGGATATACTGTATTTACAGGAAATACAGGAGCTGGCGCAACAAAAATATTCATTCCAACAAAAACAATTTTTATTAAAAACCACGGTCTTGAGACTGGAGACACTGTAACGTACTCTTCTAATGGTACAAGTGGTGTAAGTGGATTGGTTGTTTTAGCGGAAGGAGAAATCGGAACTGGAACAACAATCTCGGATTCAACAACTTTGTTTATTGCAAAAGTTAATGAT